CATGATCCAGCGAGTAGAGCTATACGTGCCCGTGCAGACTGTGGAGGATACGGACCTGGTTGAGGGCGTGGAGTTCATAGGTGTCGGGTAGTGCCAGGACCCGTGGCGTCCGGCTTCCTACTTGGGCGCAAGAGTATATGCAGCGCTCCTACCGCTACAAAATAGCCTATGGTGGCCGTGGTTCCTCTAAGTCGTGGACCTTCTGCGCAATGCTTCTATCGAAGGCTAGGCAGAAACAGACACGCATACTGTGTTGTAGAGAAATACAGACATCCATTAAGGCCTCAGTCCATCAATTGCTATCTAATTTGATCTTCCGAAATGGCTGGCAATACGAGTTCAAGATAACGGCGCAGCAGATCAGGCACCTTGAAACAGGCTCTATATTCACCTTTGCAGGGCTTAAGAACAACCCAGAGTCGGTTAAATCGACAGAAGGGGTTGATATTTGCTTCATTGAAGAAGGCCAGACAATCAGCCAGCAGAGCATGGAATTGCTTATCCCTACCATCAGAAAGCCCGGATCAGAGATATGGATAGCAATGAATCCAAGATATGAGTTCGATTATTGCTATGAACGGTTTGTAAAACAAAAGGCTGATAATGTATTATGTAAGCGGGTAAACTATACAGACAATCCGTGGTTCCCCGATGTGCTGCGGGAGGAGTTGGAACGTGACAAGGCCTTTAACTATGGGATGTACCTCCACACCTGGGAAGGGGAGCTTAGACCGTATGGGGAGCGACCTGCATTTTCCAAGGACTCTTTGGTCTGGGACGGGGGAAGACCCGACGGCGTACCAGAGCTTTACGGGCTCGACCTGTCATACTCGGGCCGAAATGCACTGGTCGGGATATCAACCTCCCCCGATGGATCGGTCTTATTTATCGACTCAGCGGCCTCCGCAACGGCGGTGCCATTACAGCAGATGAGTGAGTGGCTTGGTCCTATCGATAACGCTGTTGTCGTAGACAGCGCCAGGCCGGAGGTGATCCGGCTGCTGAAGGATCAGGGCTACACCATCAGGCCGTCAAAGAAAGGGGCCGGCTCTGTGCTTCGGGGAATCGACAAGCTGAACCAATTCAAAGAAATTCGTTTCATGGAAGGAACAGAGGAAGCCTATCAGGAATTCAGTAAGCTAGGCTTTGATGATAATGAAAATGTAGTGGGCGATAGGGACTTTGTAGACGCTGTTCGGTATGCGTTGGAAAGAAACGGCGGTATGAAGGTGATTCCCTGGGGCGCACTGCGGAGGGCTGGTTAGATGGTAGGTAATTCCGACCTTATCAATAAAATGCTTGTAGAAACATCCGAGCGGGACGCTATTGCCTATGGGATGTGGCAGAGGTACAACCTTGAGCCGGCGACAAAGTACGAATGGGGCGATCCTCGCAAGGCTGACGGCGTTCCTATCCTCGCAAGGCGCGTTATAGGCCATGGAACCATCAATCAGCGGCTGCATGAGGCTTTTGACCGCCTGATCGTCTCTAATAAGGTTTCGTACTACGCGTCAGATATCCAGGTGACTTTTATAGACGGGATTCCGCAGGAAACAAAGGATTTCTATCGGGAATTGTACGAAAGGGCGAGTTTTAAGTCCTTCCAGCTCTCCATGGCCAAGAGATGCACCGATCAGGGTGTTTCATACTTCCTTTGTTGGATAGATGAGCGGAATGAGTTCCAGGTAGCCGCTTCGAAGCCCCAAAACACCTATGTAATGCGCGATCCGCTTACCGGTCAGCCTATTTATGGTTTCCGCTACGATTTGGAGCATTGCGAAGTCTACGACGGCATGGAAGTGACCCGATACAAGAAGGATAACGGTAACTGGATAGCTCAGGGCACCGAATTACACGGCTTGGGCACCATTACCCGCCCCATGGTCCCCATTGTTGAACTGAGGAACAACCCGGAGACAATCGGCAATCCCGAAATGTCCATTTCGCTTCAGGACGCGTGGGATACCTCCATGTCAGACCTTTCCAGTGAGATTGCGCAGATGAGACTTGCCTATCTGCTGGCAAAGGGCCTTGGAGCCGATGCTGACACCATTAAAAAGCAGCTGGAGACAGCTGGCGTCATTGTCATCGACTCTGACAACGGGGACGCCACGTTCATCACTAAGGATTTGAAAGTTGACGGCATCAGGCTACTTCAAGAGACACTACGGAAGGCGATATTTGAGAGTTCGGCAAGTTATGACCCGTCCGCTTTTGTTGCCGGCGGGACTCCCCCTACTGCCTATCAGGTATCCGAGAGACTCCAGCCCCTGGAGGCTGACGTAGAGATCACGGTCAGCGAGTGGCGGCAGGGCTTCCGGCAGTTCGATTATCTGATCCAGACATACCTGATGATGTTCCAGGGCGTGCCCGATTATGACCTTGCCGATATTGACCGCATCTTCCGGCGCCTGGCGCCCAGAAACACCATGACGGCGCTTGTGGAGGCGAAGGCAGCGGGAATGCCGATCAGCAACGAAACGATGTGGGAGCTTTCAGGCTTGCAGATCGACCCTGAGAAAGAATTAGAACGTCTTGAAAATGAGGCGGCTAATAATAATCCAGAGGAGCCGACACCGGTAGTGATGCCGGAAGCGGAACCGGAGGACGAAGAGAATGAGCGACGAAGAGATGACGACGGAGGAGCCGAAAGCTGAAGAGGCCCAGACACCCGAGGTATCGGACTGGGAACAGCGCTTTAAGGATCTGGAAACGAAATTCAACGCCGAGAAATCGGGCCTGATGCGGCGGAACACGCAGCTTGAAAAGGTATTGGCCGAAAAGGAAAAGGCCAGCATGACCGTTGAGGAGCGAATCCAGGCACTGGAAGCCGAGAAGCAGAAGGCAGAACTGAGGGCACAGGCGGTAGAGGCATTTGGAAAAGCGGGGCTTGAGGACGAGTGGCGGCAGCTATTCGACGTTCAGGACCCGGAAGCCAGAGCCGAAACGCTGAACGCCATGTTAGCCGACTATAAGAGGCGAGTGACCCAAGAGGTCGCAACCGAGTATGGACGGAAACCGGACGCATCACTCGACGACTCGAAACGAGAGTACAAGGTATCTGATCTCAAGGGCATGTCCCCTGAGCAGATTAACAAACTGTACGCGGAAGGCAGAGTCAAAGGTGCCTGACGCGAGATAGGAGCAAAAAATGGCTTTTACAGACATTATTCCCGAAGTCTGGTCCGCTCGCCTTCTGGCGCACCTGGACAAGAACTTTGTTTACGCGAACGCAATCAACCGTGATTTCCAGGCCGATGCCGAATATGGTGATGTTATCCACGTTGACAAGATTGGGGCGGTCACTATCGGGGACTACACCCAGAATACCACCATCGGCACCCCTCAGATCCTGGCGTCGACCCAGAGTGACCTTTCAATCGATCAGCAGAAATTTTTCAATTTCTTCATCGACTCGATTGACGAGGCTCAGAGCAAGCCGGCACTGATGGACGCCGCCATGGACCGGGCGGCCTATGCCATGGCCAACGTCGTTGATAGCTACCTGGCGAGCTTCTATGCAAGCGCCGGAAATGCCATCGGTGTGGTGGGAACCCCTGTCACCCCGACCGACACGACCATCTACGGCTATCTGACTCAGGCACATCAGCTGCTTGACGAAGAGAACGTGCCGACCTCCGGGCGATACGCGATTATGTCCCCTGCCGGTATCAAGCTGCTGAAAGACAGCGGCGAATTCCTGAGTGATACCGCCATGGGCGACACTCTTCGAAGAGATGGCGGACTCGGCGGCTCCCAGATCCAGGCCAACGGCTACATGGGCCGGGCGGCGAACTTCGATGTGTGGATGTCGAACAACACCGCATCGAGCGGCGCTTCCACCGATATCTGGCAGTTCGGGCATCCGATGGGCGTGTCAATGGTTGACTCCGTGAATAGGATTGTCGGTTATGAGCCGGAAACCCTTTTCGGTGAAGCCGTGAAAGGTCTGTACGTGTATGGCGCGGCCATGCTCCAGCCGGACGCCGTTGTAGCGATGTATACCACTCTTTAAGGGGAGGATGCCGGAATGATCACAACTGCCTATCTGATCAAGAAGGCGCGGGGCGAATATGACGGTATATCTGTCACTCAGCCTGACGCGACTTTCGACGATACGAAAGGTTACACCGTATCGTTCCGGCTCATTGTCAGGGATGGTACAAACTGGGTCTGTGATGATGCGACAACTGGCGCGGCAGTATGGACTCAGGATACATCGAAGGATACGGAGATATCAGAGGCTATCGTCCGTCTCACGCAGACTGTTTGCATCTATCTGGACAATTACTTCTTTGACGAAAGCTACTGGCTATCCATATCCAATCTGGTATTTGCCGGCGATGTGCTGACATGGACAGGCTACACGGGCAATGGGTTTTCCGATGTCTTCATTTCAGGAGACTCTGTGTGGATTGGAGGCTCCAGACGTAACGATGGACCGTATAAAGCCGTGACCGTTACCGATGGAACCATTACTGTTGACCGGGATTTCCGCGTCGATATGACTGATCCGCTCGCCGTCCGCCTGCTGGCTTCTGTGTTCCCTTCAGGGCTACAGGAGGCAGCGGGGCGGCTCGGGGCTTATGACGTATGGGAGAGGCCTGAGCAGCCATCAGGTATCGTTCAGGAGAGTATAGGCTCGTATTCCTATACCCTGGAAACCTCGACCATCAACGGCATCCCCTATCCGGAAGACATGGTGTCCGCTCTGAACCCGTGGAGGAGGCCGAAATTCCGATGATCACCCGATGGTTCAAGGAACCGTGTACCGTCTTTCGTCGGCTCGATGCTTCTGACTGGTCCGCTTCTGCCTTTGCGCAGGTGGTAACCGTCTATGCATTCGTCCAGCCAGCCGGCGGAGGCATCGGGACTAAGAACGGGGCGGTCAACGCGAATGCGTCCTATACCATGTATTGCCCGGCTGACTCCGATATCCTTATCGGGGACCGGATCACCGATTCTGCAAGTAGAAACTACATCGTGACGGACACGCAGCAGAACGGTATCTCCGGTAACAACCGGCACTGTGAAATCGGGATGGAGCTTGAAAAGCTATGAAGGCGACTGTAACGATCAGAAATCACATCGACAAGAAAGAACTATTGGAGAATTTCTCCGATGAAATGATTGATGAGATTCGGGAGCGGATACAGCGCCGGGCTAAGCAGCTTGTACCGGTTGATACCGGGAAGCTCCAGGCGTCTATCCGGTTGATCCAGCGCTACACCGTCGGTAGTACCGTCCGTTATGCCGGATACGTCGAGAATGGAACCCGGTTCATGAGAGCGCAGCCATACATGGAGCCAGCGATAGAGGATGTCATGCGGACTCTGCCGTCAATCCAGCGGCAGGCGTTCCGTGATGCTTCGAGGAGGTCCAAAGCGTGAGCTTTATGAATGACTTCTACACATGGACCAATGCACAAGTCTGGATACCGGGAGATATCGCCTTCGATGTCCACCCGGAGAATCCGGATGATCCATACTTCTCAATGACGCCGGTTGAAGACCTGGGAACCGGCAGCTTTCTGTGTGATGACGATTCTGGGCAGACGGTTATTGAACTGAACGGCTATGGCACTGATAAGAAAATGCTTTTTGATGCCATGGATACACTCAGAAAGAACATTCTGTTAGCGCGGAATGCTCTGACGAACTATGAATTATGGTATATCAAAGCATCAGGCGTGGTAGGATATGCCACAGAGGATGTGCGGATTTACCGCTACAGTTTTGACGTACAAACCCATTGGAGGGAAAAATGAGTAAAAAGCTTATAGGTTCCGACGGGGCGGTATTTTCCGGCACCTGGGGAACACAGATCAGCTCGACCGATACCATGGTGGCCGACACCTTCTACAGGATCGACCAGATAGACGCGGCGTCCGCTT